TGGGCTCATACGGTGAAAGGTCATTTTTGTGTTCGCCACGGTAGAATGTCGTGACCTTCAAGCCTGCTTGATCAATCGCTTTACTCAAATCAACATGAGCTGCAATTACACCAATAGAACCCACCCCGCCTGTTTGCGGGATAATGATTTCACTCGCAGCAGCGGCAATCATATAACCGGCTGAATAGGCTGAAAAATTAATGATGGCTGTAATGGGTTTGACTTGTTGGGCTTGATAAATGCGCTCTGCAAAGTCGAAGCAGCCGACTGCTGCACCACCGGGCGTATTCATATCCAGCACAATATGCTCCACAGCATCATTGCTTAGCGCTGCATCCAGCCAACCATTCAGCTTTTCATAGCTTGTAATTTCCATACACTCAGCATTCACTTGGCCTCTGCGCGTAGTCAAAATGCCATGAACTGGAATAACGGCAACTCCCTCTGAAGTACGCATATCAAGCAGCGCTGCATCTAAATCTTTATAACGTGGATCTAAAGCCTGTACTGAATCAGTAGCCACCTGCCCTGTTAAACGTGGCATTAGCGCTTGTTGAACTGCATCTAAGAGCATGGGCGTACAGAGCAAAGGTGTATTAAAAAGTTGGCTAGCTAGAAAAGGATAATTAAGCTGTGGCATGTGCTTGCTCCTTGATTTCGTCCAGCTCGTGCTGAAGTTTTGGATTTTTTATCGGCAATGGGTTTCCTGCCTCAGCCATATTCAAAGGCTGCAGATAAACATCACCATTTTTGACAGGCGTAAGGTTTTCGAGGCGGCGAATGTCATTGACCGATAGCCAGCCCCATTGGCGGCCTTGTGCATAAGCAGTAAATCGTGTTTGCAGATCACCACGCATCAGGCCAGATACATTAAATTCGATGTAATGCCCTGCTTTGCGTTCATCGGTTGTGAGGAGATCACGCATCATGGCGCTCTCGTGACGACGCAACCAGGGCAGCAAGGTATAAATCACGAATTGCAGACCTTGGTGCTCAATATTGTTATTAGTAGAGTGCTCTAAAAGCTGGATCATGTGAGGTGGAATATTATAAAGCCGAGCCACTTCACCAATACCATGTACACGACTCGCTAACAGTTGTGCATCTTCATTACTCATGGCAATGCTTTTGAATTGAATACCATCCTGTAAAACCGCCACTTCACCAGCGTTATCAATACCACTGTAAAGGGTTTTCCACTGCTGCTTTAAGCTCTTAACCTGCCCCTCTTCGAGTGACTTCATTCCCGCTACATAGGGCCGCTCTAGCACGCCTTTTATATGTGTACCATTGGCAAAAACTGTACCTGCATGCTTTTCGATGGCCAATGACAACCCCAGCGCTTCTCTACCTGCAGAGATTGGCGATAGGCCGGTATAACCATTGGTACTAAAAGCGGCAATATGATGCATTTGGGAAAAAGGCACATTGGTTTCGCCAGTTTCGCGCAAATCGAATACTGGGCGACGATCCGAGCCAACCTTTACATCCACCTTAGCTGGATCTTGCGGGATAATCGCTGTGACCTCCCCTGCCGCATTACGCTCTACTAAAGCAAAGGCATTCCCTCGCAGCCCTAAGCCACCTTGCATAAATTCGCGGTACTGAAAGGCTGTTTGCCAGCCGTTTGGCGTGTTATGGATCAAGTCATAAACAGGATGATCATTAGCGCGCTCACGACTACCGTTATCATCTACACGTCTATAAAGATTGCAGGGTAGCTGGGCAATAGACTCAGCTAGTAATTTGACGCATGCATAAACGGCAATAAAACCAATCGCAGTTTCTGGTGTGACATAAATACCCGATGCACTACGCGTACCTCCTCCCAAAGCTGCCAAAAGCCACGAACTAGGATTGCTGCCAGTGCTGGGTGGTTTATCGCCTGAGTGTTGGTTAGCGCCAAATAAGGCAGGAAAAAACATACTTAACTCGCCTTGCCCTTAAGGAGAGAGACAATCAACGACCAAGCAACGGCTAATAAGCCTCCTATCATCCATGCATGTGGCTCAGAGATTTGCCACACACCATAGACTAAAGCAGTCGAGCCCAGTAAGCCGACTAGGAAAACAATGATATTGAGTAACATGCAATTCCTAAAATCCGCCCAAAGCTTGGGCGGAAACTGTAGAGAGAGGTTGTGAAAACTCAAAAAAAAAGCCCATCACGATGACGCGACGGGCCTTAAGTGTTCCCTGCATTGGTTGATTAACAGGGATCAGGGCATTTTGTGCTGTATAAATGAAAACGCCCAGAGACTGCTGTAACAGTGTCTGGGCGCTATTTCATCCGAATTATAGGAATTTATACTCTTTTGCTGAGTGTTTTGTCAATCACTGGCTAGATTGCAGTGGAAACGCAGCATATTGCGCAACCAGTGGGACGCATGTTCCATGTGGAAGCGGTCTGCAATCAGGCCAATTTTGTACTCTTACCGCCGTAAAAATTAAAACTACGTGAACCTACAAATGGTAAATCCTCTGCCTGTGCTAACGAGTGAATACCTAGTGTCAAAAACAAACTAAGAATGATTTTATGCATTTCGCCCTCGATAGTTTTTTAAATCAAACTGCTATTATGGCATTAGTGCACTGCCCTATCCTATGCCTTGCTCAAGATCAGATGAATAAAGCTTAATGATTTTGCCTTATAAACCTACAAAAAATGGAGGCTGGCTTTAGTATGCTGTGCTTTTAAATTAATAAATAAGGAACTATTAGTGGAGCTGAGTTTTTTAGAGAGGGTCAATTTAGTCTATGAAAATAACAACATAAAGTTTTTGGTAGTTTTTTATTAATGGCTTGCTATATTTTTTATTTAGCTATTTACAGTGAAAGCGAAAGATTTATGAAGCGATTTATGCGTAGAAATCGCTACTAGGCCTAAATATAAACAGAATCCGCATAGGCTGATTCTGCTGCATCGTCCAGATTTGCCATACTGGCACCCACTGCCATCATTAAAGATACAGCCGGGTCAATTTTCTCAGAGGATTTTTTCTTGTCTGGTTTGACATTTTCGGAGGGATCGACCACGGCAACGACATTGCTCATGGCCCACCGCAAAACAGGATTACCATCATGTACCAAACCACCCGACAGATAAAGGCGCTCAGTCTCTTTCATGGCTGGTGACATAGATTTATAGCCTTGCCGCATACCTCTGAACTTGCTATGCCAGACATCATCAAGGTCTTTTAGGAATTGATTAATTGCCCAATCATCATAAGCAATCACACGAATCGGCAGCAACTCGAATAACCCTAATTGAGTGCATACACCGTCCACATAATGCCCTACTAAATCAGCAGTGATAAAATTGTAGTTAGTGACATTCCCAGCTGTGGCGATCAACCACCCCTGTTCCACCCATTGATCATACGGTACCTGACGCTCTTGTACAGCAGGGATAATGCGCTCTTCTGGTATCCATGAACGCGACCAAATGCGCTTTTCACCATTGGGCATGATAGCTAACAAGGTTAGGCTAGTAAGGTCAGACACACTAGCAAGATCTAATCCACCATAAACTTCCACTGCATCAGCTAGATCTTCAAGTCGATACACCCTTGCACAGGCATCCCATTTTTCTATAACCAGCCAAGCAAAAGCATTCGACATCCAGCGATTAAAGTTTTTTGTGAGCACGCCATAGCGGAAAATGGGGCTATTGCAAGCTTTGGCAACTTCGGACTCTAAGTAACTGTATTTGACTGAGCCACGAGTAATCGGTTTGCCGTCGGGCTTATAGCCTATTGTGTATTCGAGATTGGGGTTGGCTTTAATCCAAACTTGTGGATTGCGCCAATCATCGTCGTCATCTAGGGTATAGATAATTGCAAAAAAATTATCGTCAGTAAATTTACCCTCTAGCACATTACAAGCGTATTCACGCTTTTGCAGACAAATGCTTTCCTCTTTGGGCCGAGCCGCTCCAGCTGTCGTAATCGCCCATAGCAAGGGCTGCGAACGTGCACCCATGCCGGACATGAGTACATCGTAAATCTCTGGCGTGGAATGAGCATGAAGCTCATCAACTAAGGCTCCATGCGGGTTTGAGCCGTCAATGGCTTCGGCAAGGCGCGAAAGCGGTACAAAAAAACCATCATTCGAGGGCGAGCCAATATAGGATTCTGAGTCTTTGAATTTTAAATGCGATTTAAGAGCTGGGGCATAGCCTAGCATTTTGCGGGCATCAATCCATAGGCGCTTGGATTGATCACGAGTGGTTGCAGCCGCATAGATTTCGGGTGCACCTTCATTATCCATACGTAGCAAATAACCACCAATGCCAGCCAATTTGATAGTTTTTCCATTTTTACGTGCTACTTCCTCATAAACCTCACGATAACGCCGCAAACCATCTTTACGCTTCCAACCAAACACAACACTGATAATCCAGCATTGCCACGGCTCTAGCTCTATGCGTTTGCCGCGCCATTCACCCTTATAATGCTTCAAATAGGAAAACAGCACCAATACCCTAGCCGCTGCATACTCATCAAAGTATAAACCGCGCTTTCCGGCTTCTCTGCGGTCACGTTCATCACGCTTCACCGCCAATCGCACCCACTTACAAGCGACAACCTTACCTGATAGCACACCTTCAGCATAAGCACGGGCAGCGGCTAAATTTTCTTTAGCGATGGCGAGTTGGGCGGGTTTCATTTGTTAGTCTTCAATTTCGTCCAGTGAACTATAAGGCTTACTAACTTTTTTTGAATTGACCTGCACTTTAAAATAAGTCCATGCTCCTGCATGCATGCCCAGCATCTCTATGATAATCAAAACATTTTTGGTATTTTTTATTAAAATCAAAGATTTTTTTAATCGACAATCCGGGAGACTCAGCAAAAATTAAAAAGGATGCAGCTAAGAAAACCATTATAAATAGCATAGCTGAAAAAATAATCTTGAAGGATTTATAGCTATTAGAATTTCGGTTTGATTTATCCATGATAAACGGCTCTATAGGTTTTTCAGGGTAATATGCATAAGAAGACTTTACTACTTGAGCATTGGACTTCGCTATATACGCGGATGTTTTCTTAGAAATACAAGTCAATTCTTTTTTAAATTCACTCACATAGCTGCTTCCAACAAAGTAATGAAGTCCGCTTCAGTTAAAATCCTAATACTTGCACCTTCTTGAATCAGCTGCTCCGCTTTGATTTGTTTAGAGCTGCGATCTTTGCCTTTTAGTTTTTCTGTATTTTGAGTACCAATGACAAGCAAGGTAGTTTTTTTGGTGATATTGGGGGAAACATCACAACCTACTTTGGCTGCCATCGCTGCCATTTCCCGACGCGGAATAGTGAGTTCGCCTGTAAAAACTACAATTTCACCAAACAGAGCTCCATCTGGATTACCTTCCCCTTTGATACTCAGCGTTTTTTTGTTAGATCCTGAGTAAATATTAATAATCGGTATTTGAGAGTAGCTTATCCAGTGTTCTAATGGCTTTTCTGAAGTATTTAAAGCGGCAAGTAGAATTTGCCCAGCTGCACGAGCATCTTCTAAGGCGTCATGATGTTTAAATTCTATATGGAGATAATTAGCAATATTAGCTAAACCATAGCCATGATAGGCAAATTTTTCCCACGTTCGACGTGCTACTTTTGCACTATCTAACCATTGGCAACTAACAGGCAGCGCACCTACTTTGTTTATTGCTTGATTAACAGAGCTACGGTCAAAACTGGTATGGCTCACCATAATTGAATTAGCCATATACTTAGATACAGTAGGCAGCACTTCTTTGAAAGTGGGTTTTCCTTGCACCTGCGCTTCTGAAATCCCATGTATTTCTTCATTCACCCAATGAAACCACGTTTCAGGATTAATCAACGAAGACCATGCATCTACCTCAACCCCATTTTCAAAAACAACTAATCCAATTTGGCAAATACTACTCAAATCAGGATTAGCGGTTTCCACATCAATAGCCACAAAGCGCATATTTACTCCTCCCAGTGATGTATGCGCTTAAATTATGGCACTTGACGAAATAGCATAAAAGTTATACTTTTACCGAATGCAGCAAAAAACTGCATCAGGCGTGGAAACCTGTTTTATCCGGACGCACAAACCGCGTTAAGCGGTTTTTTTGTGCCTGCTGTATAATTGCGGGTACAAAAAGTCCTTTATGTGGGACTGTGCGGGGCAGCTTTCGAGCTGGCCGACTCCGGTTCGGTATTTCCACCCCTGCACAGCTCCCGCACTTAATTCGTGGAAAAATTAAAGCGGGTAGTTCAACCTAAACCGGAACTACTACGATGAACGATTCATTAATTATTGCTCAACCTGAACTGACTATTATTAATGGCGCTGCCTTTTGCACAAGTCTACAAGTAGCAGAGAATTTCGATAAGCGCCATGCTGATGTATTGCGTGATATTGAATCGACAATTACACAAGTTATTGATTCTTCCGAAGAACGCAAATCTGCGTTCACCGAAAACCTCTTCCAAAAAGCCAGTTACACTATCACCAATAACCTTGGTCATGAGGTCAAAAAACCCATGTACCTACTCACCCGCGATGGCTTCACCTTACTAGCGATGAGCTACACTGGTAGCAAAGCCATGCAGTTCAAACTGGCCTATATGAATGCATTTAACCAAATGGAAGCGACTTTAAAAGCCATCCTTGAAGAGCCTGAAACGATTAACCAAGACCAGATCAACTTTCTTGAAGGACAAATCGACTTGGTTGCTGGCTGGTTTCACCAAGGCAATGCTACACACTGGCTCAATAACCTGCTGCGCTTCCACTTGAATACCCAGAGCATCAACACGATTCGGAGTGCAGACTACCCAAAAGCACTGGCGCTCATTGAACATGCTCGCCAACAAGGTACGGAATATCTAAAAATCCGTATCAAAATTGAAGAAGAGATCATCAAAGACTATCTATGCCAAGGTATACCTTTCACAGGAACACTGAGCAAAAAATTCTTCCAGCAATTCAAGCAACGACTCCCCAGCCGCCCCAACTGGAAGCAAGTTGCTGCACAACTGGAGTCTGTATTATGAGCCCATTAGAGCAGCAAGCTTACCAAGCCACTCGTGAGCTATTAGCGGAGGGCAATTTGCATATTTGGTATACCATTATCCGCCAAGCCGAAGTCGGTATGTTAAAAGCCGCCTTAGAACTCACCGATGGCAACCAAACCGAGGCAGCGTTCATCTTGCAAAAGAACCGCTGCACTGTACGTACTCGCATGGAACAGTACCAACTGAACTAAATGAGGAGAGGCACAAGGACGTGCTTTTACTCTTCACTAGACCTTTTCCGCCATGCAAGAATAGCATTAAGCCAATCAGCGCCCTTCCAGATCATCACTATTATGACGGCTGCCGCTATTAAACTGTAGAACTTAGAATCTTCCATACCTGCAATCACCGCTACTATTGCACCAATTGATACTTAGTCGAAAGTACTTTAAAAATCCAACTCACCCTGCCCCGGATTGATAGCATGCATGGCTATACGAGCCGGAGGGGTAAGCCCCAATTGCTTGGCATAATTCATAATCGGCTTAAGCAACTTATTCCACGCTGTAAAAGTACCGGTTTCTGCTTCGTAACCAGTTTTAGTCATTTGGGTCATGCCTACTATTTCAAGCTGATTATCCAACTCGATAAAACGAGCCAATAGTGAGCAATAGATACCCAATACATCCCGATCCAGTTCATTGACTATACCTCGATTACCCAAACTGGGGGCTATTTCAGCCCAATGCTTTTTGGCTTTGTCCGTGAGATAGTCAGGGCACTCCGGTAAGAGATCCGGTGGAGCGTTATTGGTACTTGAGCTGGCATAATCTTCCAGCCGAATGATATTGGTTTCACTCATTTTTTCTTGTTCGGTTGCCGAACCCCCCGTCCTGTTTGGCGGTTTTCTTGCTGTGATGTGTCCGACAAAGTGCTTGCCAGTTATTTTCATTCCAGAATAAAGCTTCATCGCCCTTATGTGGAATGATGTGATCCACTACATTAGCAGAGACCACCCGCCCTTCCTTGGTGCAATCCACACATAAAGGGTTCAGCATCAGATAGTGCAAGCGTGCTTTTTGCCACGCAGCGCCGTAGCCACGACGATTTGCAGTTTTTCGAGGAGCAAGATCAAGGGTTGAGGTATTGAGCGTCTTGTA